TGCATCGCCCTGGGCTTTGGAGATCTGAGAGCCTAGACCGCTGTACCAGTCTTTCAGTTCGGCTTCGCGTTTAGCGGAGCCAGCGACTTCAGATTTAAGCCCGCGCAATACAGGTTTGTATTCCCGGTTCGCCTCAGCCCTAGCAATGTGGCGCGCTTTCTTTGCAGTCGGGATTTCAAGAAACCGCTGCTGGCCTTTGCGTTCCCGGCGTAGCTGACGATTGATTTGTTCACGCCTCTGCTTCGGCATCTATTTCCCTTTTTTGTTTTTCCGCCGTTTGCGCTGCTGTTGCTGCTGGCCGCCACCGACTGGAGCAGGCGCAGGAGCTTCGTTAGCCGCTCGTTCCAGCGCGCCTTCCTGCGCCGCCAGTTGAGCTTCCTGCTGTTTGGCTTCGGCTTCCTGGCGCTGTTGGTTCCAGCCCGCTTCTTTGGCTGCAAGGGACTGCTCAAGGTTGTAGCGACCTTCATTGTAGCCGCGTTCCACGCCGCCCAAGCGGTTGACGGTGGCCCCGGCGTAGAGCTGGTTCCCGGCCCGGTTGATCGTTCCTCGGTTGCCGATTTCCCTCTGGCGCTGAAGGAGGGAAGCCTGGGAGTACGGGTTGTTTTCGTATCCCGCTCCGAGTCCAATCCGCCGTCGTTCGAAGTCTTCGTTGGAGGCGATCCCCGCAAGGCTGTTGCCGTAGTTGCGTTCAGCCATTCCTCCCTGAGCGGTTGACAGCGAGTCCCAGGGCATAGCCGTAGGAGCTTGCGGGGTAGCCTGAGAGGCCATCCCAGCGTTATTGGGACCCTGGGTACCCCTTTGGCCTCCTGGGCCGTTAGAGCGCCTAACGGGGTGTCCTGGCCCTACGCCCGCCATACGGCCGACCGGGCGGTTCTGCGCTACTGCTGCACGTATGACCGCGCGGCGGGGGCGAGGCATTTACTAAGCCGCCGTCCCCGGCCCTACGCCGCCCTGGAGCTTCTTACGTGCTCTGAGCAGGGCTTGGGTCCTCTTGGCTGCGATAGCGGGCCTGCCAAAGGACTGGCCTTCTAGACCCTTCGCCCCACCCTTTCCAAACACCTGGGTTCGCCAGTCGGAGCCGAAGGCCGCCTTCAGGGTTTGCCGTTGCTTGGCAGTTTCCTGGGCCTGGGCCTGAGAGATTCTGCCGCTCTGCACTCGGTTGGAGAGTTGCTTGCCGAGGCCGGGCTGGTAGGACTGCCCGACGGAGCCCTGAGAGGGGGCCAGGGTTCGCGGAGGAACTTTCCCCCCAAAGCCCCGCGGGGGTCCGGTCATCTTGGGCAAGGTGGCGGTAAGCGGGGAGTTGCCGCGCTTGAAGCGCTGGTTGCCGAGTTCCTGTCTGATTTGGGCGCGGCGGCTGGGAACTTCGGTACCGCCTGTTCTTGAGGGTGGCAAAATGACTCCTTTGTGATTGCGGGTCAACCGACCCTGACGGGATCGGCGCTAATCCAGCGGTCTTCGAAACCAGCGTTTTCAACGCCCTTCTTGTACTTCGCGAGCAGGGTCACGGCGGCGAGTTTGGTCTTGCGGCGCTTCCGGGTGTGGGGAGAAGATGAAGATCCCCAAGCCGCGACGCCGTGGATACTGTCTGCGTCTGAGGCTGCGGTTCCCCCGATTTCATAGCTCATTCGGGCATCTGTAACCCCTTTTTCTTGGGGGTAGATGAAAGCCGAGACCTCCACGTCGTAATCCCCTTTGAGGGGCAAGGTCACCGACGGCCCTTTGGTGGCGAGGTCTCCGTAAGCAGCGGAGGATGAAATCTCCAGGGTCGCGACCTCGGCGAAAAGTGGAGGGCCACCGATCTTCTTCCAGGGGTATTCTCCTTCGCCATCGTAAATCAGCCCCCAGAGGACTTCCCCTTTGACCGCAATGAAGGTGCAACGGTCCCCTGCCGAAGGGGTAGGTTCGGTAGGAAGGGCTGAAACAAGACCGTAATCCCTAATTCCGGCCCCAAGGTCCGAAGAAAGCAATTCTTCTTCGAGTTTGAGCTTTTTGTATTCGATCCCAGCCGTGTCAGAGACATCGCCGTTGACGATTGTTTTGGCTTTGATCTGCGGATTGGGATAGGTCCCTTCGAGGTCTCCGCCTGCTGAGCCGCCCGGCACGGCCGTGTAGGGACCGAAGGCTTGGGCTGTCGTCCCGATTTCGATTGGATCCGGCGTAGAAAGGACCCAGGCCGTACCGGCGTTGGTGACCCCTTTGGTCACCGGCACGTACATGCCTTGTTTGACCTCAGAGGTTTCGTCGGCGTCTTTGGTCCGGGTCAGTAGCCATTTAGAGCCTTCGGCGAATTTGCCGCTGCCTCCGAATTTGCCGGTCCCGGCGAAAGCTTCGTCAGTCGTGACTTCAAAGATTCCGTTCTGAGATTCAGAAGCCTGCGTCTTGAGCAGGAGACGGGTCCCTTCGGCGAAGGCTTTGGCCCCGTCCACTTCCAGCGGCGCTGTGCCTTCCAGCGTCAACGCCGTAGCTTTGGAGACCGTAATCGCAGCCGTCGAGGCATAGGCCACCGGGTTCTTGATCGAGAGCCCCGCGGCTGCCGCAGAGGCGAGGAGTTTCGCTGTTTCTTCGGCTTCGACGAGGACCGAGGCAATCGTTTTGCCGGAGTCCTTGATCACCTTGCCCGTAGCGCCATTGTAAGTCGCTATGTCGGATTCTGTGGAGGAGGCCGGACCTTTGACCCGTTCGTTGTCGGCCGTTTCCCTAGCGGCTTTCTCAGCAGCGTCAGCGGCTTCCCTGGCTTCTTTCTCCGCTTTGACCGCCGCTTCGCGAGAAGCTTTCTCAGCTTCGCCTTCTCCTTTGAGCGTCGTATCGGCTTCTTTGCGAGCCGTGGTCTCGTTTTCGAGTTCGGCTTTGTAGGCCGGTTCTTTGGCAAATTCGGGATTCGGGTATTCGCCTTTGAGGACGCCGCCTGCTTTGCCGGAGGCGGGAAGACCTTCTTTTTCAATCCGGCGAAGATCGGTCTCAACCTCGCCACCCCGAAGGGCAAGGCCCCGAAAATTCTGGTCCGAGGGCGGATCTTTAACAGCGCCGCCCTTAAGGGGCCAACTAGCCATCGATTAAACCGAACGAGTTTGCAACTGAGCGAACAAGCCAACTCTTGATTTAGTGACTATTGCACCTGAAAGTACGACCCCAAGCGCATAGGTACCTTCCGCTGGAATCGTTAGATCACCACTGTTTCCCTCTACGATCGTGGAAGCGGTTCCGGTCAGTTCAACCGTAGACCCCGAAACAACGGTCCCAAGAGTAAATTTGAGTTCATTTTCTGCCCCGGCTACCGTGAGCGGGTACAGACCAAAAGTGAATTTGACTTCGGGTTTGGTCGCATTGGCTCCAACCTGAGCGCGAAGACGGAGTTTCTGAGTCTTCCCCGCTACTTCATAATCCGATGACTTGAAGAAAAGAGCCGGGAAGCCAAGCGTTATCGACGCTGCACTTTTGAAACCGTCTCCCCCATCCAGCGCAAAGGTCCCTCCCCCTTCCCCACCCACAAGAACCGCAGAGCTCGTAAGCAGCGTCCGGTATGCCGAATTGTTAGGGCTGGCTAGCCCTCCGTCTTCAACCTTGTTTTCAGAGTTGAGAAGTTCGTTGAAGCGTTTGATCGCCGCTTTGACCTTCGGATCCTCGGTGGAGTTCGGGCTGCCTTCGGCTGGAATTTCCAGGGTGCCTGCCAAGATCTTTCCTTTCTAAGCTGTTATGCGAGCTGGTTCATCGAGGCCCGGGACAAGCAACTCATTCCGATGAATCGAGAACTCTTGATCCAGGGCTTCGTTCGTGAAGAAGGTTGAGAAAGTCGTCCCCCGCTGGGCTATGCGACGCTCTTTGCCCACGAGACCTGCACTTGCATCCGCGAAGTAGCCTTCGCCACCGAACGTCCCCGCTCCGGCAAAGAGGGAACCACTCGTCCCGCTGAGATCCAGTTCTTGGGGGACCCCGGTGTTTTCGGAGAAGTCTTTGTCAATCGTCATCGTCACGCGGCCGGTCCCCCAGACCTTCGCCGCTCGCACCTTCTTGATATCGGGCTTGCCGAGGTCGAACCAGCCCGAGCGCCAGCGCTCTTTGACCGCTCTCCCGCCGTCATTCGTATAGCTGGTTTTGTGCCTGCCGATCATCTTTTCTCCGCTGGAGTAGCCGAAGACAAGCTCCGCCGCATTTTCTACGCGAAAGGTGGCTAGACAAGAGGCTGGGAGGTCTAGCAGGGACCACCAACCATCGCTAGGGCTGTAGACGAGCTGGCGGTTGTTGGCTTCGGAAGTCGGGAAGCTGAGATAGATCTTTTCGTCCCAGGTTTCCATCGCGCAGTTAGTCAAGGCGCTGAAGGCCAGAGTGCCGCCTTTGTAAAAAAGGCTGGTGTCCCCGGACCAGATTGGTTCTACGAGGTTGGAGACCTGTTCGGGTTCCTGCCCCGTAGTCCGGTAGATCCCCTCGCGGCCCATGAAGTAGACGCCGGTCTGATGGACGCAGATGGCACGTGGGGAGGCAAGGCCGACTCCGGTTTCGACGGGCCTAAAGTTGACCAGGAGTTTTTCTTCTGCCGCAGTGTCGGCCGCTATCGAGGAGATCACGAAGAACTTCGATTCCTTGAAGACGAAGCTGAACTCTCGCCAGGAGACGACGGCCTGGACTTTCTCCCCGTCTCCCGGCGTGAACTGGACGTAGGCCGTGGATTCGAAAGCCTCAGGGTTGCCCGCTTCGGCTATCCAGACGTGGCTAGGGGAGGATTCGAGGCCTCCCGGCCCCCCCGTCGTGGTTTTGAAGGCCCCGCAGAGCAAGTGATTGCCTTCGGCGAAGACTGCGGTCGAGCCTGCCTTGACACCTGTTTTGGCGCCCACCCCGTCCACGGAGACGGTCGGGGAGGTCCAGTTGGAGCCGTCCCACTTACGCAGGGCGTCTGTGCCGTTCCCCGCATATACGCACTCTTCGTTGGGTTTGCCGAACCGGGTGAAGTCCCAAGGACCGCCTGAGAGGCCCGTAGCGCTGGATACGACGGCTCCTGCGGTTGAGATCGTCTCCAGGCGGCTGCCGCAGCCTGCAACGAGCTGACGGGTCCCTGAAGCGGTGTAGTACGGGCTGAGGCTTTCTACGCGGTTCGTCAGTTCTGAACTGGTCAGATTGTTGTAGCCCGGCCTGGATTCGATAGCCCCTCGCTGCGTAAAGAGGACATTGAGTGCGTCGATGCACTCAGCCGGGTCTACAGCATCGGCCTTCGAGACGAGATTAAGGCCCTTTCCGAACCCTTCGAATGGGAGGCTTTGATAGCTGCGCTGAGGCATCAGAGGTATTCGGTTGGCCAGCCGGTGCGGACGATCAAACGGGGCGACTGGTTGTCCCGGTGGAGTTCAGCGGCCACCATCTCCAGGAGATCGGCTTGCACCGCTTCTTTCAGTTCACGGGCTTCGGAGGCTTCATTGTTGTCCTTCAGGCACTCCACGACAGCCATATCCACGATCAGGCCATGCCATTCCGAGGGCATCGCCGGTTCCGTTTTGGCGGTCAGGGCTTCCGGTTTTTTGGCATAGCGAACCGAGATCGTTTCGGAGGTCGAGGCCGGGAAGATCCGTAGCGTCAGGTTGTCCAGCCACCACCACAGCGGCAGGCCGGATTCTTCGAGGTTGGGGAAGCGTTCGGCCAGCCATTGCCGGGACTGCCCGTACAGCGGGCGTTCCTGGGTGACGTTGGTGACCGAGAGAACGTCGCGGAGGTCTTTGATTTCAAGCGGCGCCGTGCCTTCTTTCGTGGCTTCCCGCCAGGGCCATACGTATTTCGCTTCAAGCTTCTGATAGGCGCTCTGGACGAAGGCTTCGATCCGACTCACGGCCAAGTAGTCAAAACCGCGCGCAATTACCTCGTTCGTGAGTTCTTCAAAGTTCATTCCTAGTGTCCCCAGATCCGGATTAGATTGGTAACTCCGATGACGCTGAGGACAACCATCCCGCCCAGCATCTTCGCCTGAAAGCCTTCGAGCCGACTAAAGCGTTCGTCGTCC